GTGAACACAAATTCGCGCTCACTTGAGGTTGCCAACCGGAGCCCCCTTGTGGGGACCGGGTCGGGTAACGCACGTGCTTCATCAGCACGTTTCGACAGAAGACGTTCTTCTGTACGCAGTCTCGTGACTGCTGCCCTTTCCGCGTGCTTCAAGAGCCCGTGGATGGGTATTCATATTCGCAAGCATGCGAATAAAGTAAGCCTTGCTTACAAGTGGCGTACCAACGCCACTTACGGCCTGCTGAAGGCCGCTTGTCATGACCTTAGGTCATGTGCCCTTGAACGTCAAGGGGACCCTCTAACGTTGAGGGTTGGGAGATACGTTATCCCCCGTGCCATGCGATGGCACCTTACCTGTATTACACCAGGTAGGAGAATCAGGATTCTCCTTCAGCTATCCATGATAGCTCGTGCTCTTCCACCCTTTCCGGGTTTGGCACGTTCTACCTCTGCGGTAGAAGATCTCAAGCGAGATTTCCAGGAACCTTTCCTGGATACTCTTCCCGAAGAGTTTGAGACGACATTTCGTCGTCTGTATTCCAAGTTGGAATACAAACCGGTGTCTTTACCCCGGTCCTGGATACCTTTTAGTCCAGGAGCGTGCCTCGAGCACACTAGACGTGAAGGTGGTTTCACGAAGTCGATGTCTTTATCGACTCGACGTACCAGGTTTGGTACGTCCTTCCGACCTCCGGAAGTTATCGAGAAGGTTTCTCGAGTTCATGTAATACATGAACAGGGTGGCAAAATGCGACCCGTTACCTGCTCCAATGCAGGTCTCGTGTTCTATGGACACGAATTTAGGGAAAAATTCTTCCCTCTCCTATACAAGTTTAGGAGTACCTCAGTTCCTCTGAGGGAGAGGCCTTTGAGCTTCTTTATCCCCGACGACGGGGAGGTCCGGTATTTATATTCCGGTGATTTGTCTAATGCGACAAATTTGCTCTCTCATGAGTGCATTAGATGCATCGCATCTGTACTTGGACTTGATCCGAGTCTTGTGCTTTCGCACAAGTGTAACTTCTCCGTCGAGAAGTATAATATCAACATTGATATTGATCCAGTTCGTGGAACCTTTATGGGGTTGCCTCCTAGCTGGATTGTGCTATCGTTAGCACATGTAGCCGTGGGCTACATTGTTGACCCAACGGGTCGTACCTTCTTCTTGAAGGGAGACGACATTGTCGCCTTATGGACTCCCAGACAATGGGAGTTGTATAACTCTCTTATGGTGAGAGTTGGATTCAAAGTGAATCCGAAGAAGAGTTTTATATCTTCTGATTTCGCATTGTTCTGCGAAAAGGCCTACCGTGCAGACCTGGTCCGGGTTGTTCCCGGAAAGGGAAAGAAAATATCCCTCAGACCACTTTCTGTGGTCTCTCTTCGTTTCTTGACGAAGAATACTGTGGATGACACAGGAGTACCCTCGTGGGTATCTTCTCTGAATCGTTATTCAGAGGTTTGTCACCTTGTGACAAAAAAGGCACGTGGTGTCTTTCGACGTATATTGTTACGTCGAGTACCTCATTGGTACTTTTATCTTGCACGTGACAAGAAACTACCGATTTGTTTCGGTGGTCTTGGCCTTAGGCCATGTAAGGAAGAACTTCTTCCTAAACATTCCATGGGGATGTACTCTTCCATTCTGAATGGAAGTCAACTGCCTCTGTCAGTTGTTAACTTCAGAAATACTTCTGAAGTCCTTAACAAAGTTAAGGAATCTCTATCTATGATAGAGAAATTGCGCCTTGCGCATTATAAAACTGCTCGTGCAGTTCTCGATCCATCTGTGATCGAATCAATACGGTCATCCGTATTCCAACGACATATGGTCGCTGGGCTCTCGGTTACTCCCGAGAAGAAGACAATGTCTTCTATAAAACGCGAAGTGTCACGTTTATGGCTTAACACTAAGCCACGCTCAAATGAGCGCGTCACATATCGTGACGCATACCTTCTAACTAGAAGGTTGGGTGTTTTGTCACCCTTCCGGGACGACCCGGAAAACGGTGAATACATATCACCGTGGGCCAGCCAGCTTCTCGGCCCTTATGCTTTAACTATAAAGCATGCTCCCCGTATGGTGGAGCCAAAGACTGAGTCAGTCTTTCTGTCCCTTGGGACATTGCGTAACCCTCCCGGGGTCTAATGTGTGAGCCC